AGGGTTGGAATCAAGCAAAAAGAGACTGATGATAAGCGAGAGCACGGTAGCATCAGAGATCATAAGTTCTTAGCTTATAAGGACTTAGCTTATCGAATGGATGAAATTCTAGGAGCATTAGCTACTGGGGCTGTTGCGGCTGTTGGAGGGATGGCTGCTAAAAAAGTTCTAGGTAAGTCCGAAAAGAAGAAAGCAGAAGAGAGGCGTAAAGCAGAACTTGCAGCAAAGCAGAATATTACAGACGTTGACGAATCCCTTGCTAAAAAATTAATTCAGAAAGCAGACAAAACTAAACTAGGTCGAAAGGTTTTAGGTGGAACTAAAGAAGTTGCCAGAGTAGCAGGAATGGTTCCAGGGGTTGGAGCCGCAGGAGACGCTGCTGCACTAGGGATTGCGGGAACACAGAGAAGTGGTGAAAAAGACCCAGAAAGAAGAAAGGAGCTTGGTAAGGAAATGGCAGGTGATGCAGCCGCTCTAGTCCCTGGAGCAGGTTTAGGTACTAGGGGAGCACAATATGCTGCTAAAGCAGGGAAGGCTGTTAGAGGTACGAAAGCTGCTAGAAAGGGTAGTAAGTTAGGCAAGCTGAGAGGTAGAGCAGGAGCCGCAGTTAGGAAACACGGAGCTACAGCAGCCAAGGCTGGTGAAGCTGCTATTGCTCAAAAATTAAAAGATAAATCCATGGAGGATGAAACACAAATGAACAATGCATATGTTAACAAGTTAATGGAAAAGGAGTTAGCAGAGGTAACTTCTATCCCACGCAATATAGACTCAAGTGATCGCTACCCATCGCATGTCACACCATCCAGAGTTTTGAGAAAAAGGTTTGCAGATAAATTAAGAAGCTCTGCGCCTGATAAGAGAAGGAAACAAAGAAAGGAGATGGCGAAGAAAACTGGACAGGCTGTGGAGGACGAAACACAAATAAATTACACAAATGCATATGTTAACAAGTTAGTTGAAACAAGAAGCCCTGAAAGCCGTGCTAGGACCAGAGGCAGAAAGTTTCATGGAACTAAAGGCAGAAAGGGAGAAGCTCAAAAGAGACAGGAAGCAGGTAAATCAATAGGTGCACATGGTCACGGACAAAGAGCAGCCAAAGATATTGCAAGTGCTAAGGTTTACCGAAAAGCTGCTTCCGATATTGAATCTCATTCAAAGAAAAACCCAGGACCTGACCCCAAAAGGAGAAAGGATGTTACTGCTACAGCAACTACCGCTTTAAGGGACACCGCTTCTCGAAAAGATCAATCGGGTCGTAACCAAATTAAAGCAGGAAAACAAGCTGCTGGTAATAAAAGGGCTCTGAATAGGACCCTAAAGAGAGACGAGACTAAGGGAAACCTAGCGAAGCTCAGTATACGGTCCCATACTGAGTACCGTAATATTGGAAAGCTTTTTGTTGAGATGTGTGCTACATGCAAAGACGAGGGTAAAAAAGCTGCTGATGCCGCTCCTGAGGGCCAGAAACAAACAGCTTACAACAAAGCTAGGCGAAAAGCAGAGCATAAGAGGCATGGCAGGAAAGGAGAAACCCCTCGTCAAACGCAAACCCGTAGACATGGGCAAGGTGGAGTACCTAGTGCTAAGTTAAAACGAAGCGAGCAAAGAGCTTTAGCGGATCGAGAAGAACCTAAGTAGTGAAAAATAATTTCAAAGCAACAACTGATATACCTCAGTTGCCTGACCTCGATGGTGAGGACAGTTTACTCAGCTTATTTGATCAGAATAATGCTGATATAAATCTGTTTAATTTGGTTGATGATGAAATGATTCGTCTTGCAGGATCAAAATTTTATCTTTATAAGTATTATCAAAATGATGATTTTGATCCTGTTTATATGGAGTCTCGTAATAAGCCTATCGCTACAGAACCTCTAATTGTTCACGGGTATTATGAACCTATTGCAATGAGTGAGAACTTAACTCAGTTTGGTATTGAATTAACCAATGATCAAGTGTTTACCTTTAATAAAAGTTATGTTGAGCGTAAACTGGGGAGACCATTAATCTCTGGGGACGTTATAAAACCTGCTTTTCAAGATCAACGGTATGAGATCTTTGAAGTTGTTGAAGATAGCTTTGAGGTTTATGGCGTTTATCATTTAGTGTGTTCCGCTAGGCTTCTCCGTGATGCTCCTGAGATTCAAGAAGAGCCTCTGTTAGATATGAGTGATCCTTTAGGAGGCTATGCAGGAGGTACGTTAAGTAATGGTTGATTTAGATCTTTATGCCTCTTCTTTGAATGCGGGCTATACGAATAATTTACTTCCCGAGTTAGATCTAAGTGCTTTTAATAATATAGAAAGCCACAGCTACAAATGGGGAAATAGAGAAGCGTGGGTAAGAAAAGAATTATTTAAACTAACAAAGCCTGAACTTAATATTTCAAATACGTACAAAGAGACTCTACGAACAATGATCTCATCTTTTAATGATGTAGGGTACATAAACGCAGAAGATAAATTTAAAAATATTCTATGTATCCATGCTAATGCAGAACGGGCAATAGCAAAATTAAAACAAGATAACAATATTATTCTACCTATTTTATCAATTGCTCAAACTATTAGTGATAATGATTTAAAAAGACGAAGATATGATTCGTTAATTGTTAGCGAAAAATGGTGGGACAATGATAAGAATAGGGCCTTTAGAGTAGTAAGTCTTGCTCCTAGAGCAGTAACTATTAAGTATGCCCTACATATTTGGACTAAGTACAATGCGGATATGGATCAAATATTAGAGCAGGTTAGGTTAAAGTTTAACCCCTGTATGGAAGTCCCCACCTCTCAAGGAACTATTACAAAAGCGTACATAGAAAGTGAAGAGGATGTAGGAGAGATGACGGCAGGGGATAAGGAAGATAGAGTTCTTAAGAAAACTATTACAATCCATGTGCAAACCTATATTCCTAATCCTAAGTTCTTAATTACCTCCACAGGAAGACTTGAAAAAGTCAAAATACAGGCCAATCAAATATGAAACCTATAGAAACACTAAGTCTTGCTGCCACTTGTGGACATCCCCAGACAGGGAGCAGTAAAGTAATAGTTAATGGAAAGGGAGCAAGCAGGGTAGGCGTTGACACTGCCTTAGGCATGATTGTAGGTCCTGGATCCAGTAAAGTTTTTGTGGAAGGGTCTAAGGCTTCTTTAACTGGAGACGGGGTAGCTCCTCACCCTTGCTGTGGCTCACCTGGATGTGGTCCCCACTGTGTTGCTAAAACAAACCCTGCAGGAGAACCTATTGTTATGGTAGGGGAATGATATACAAAAAAAAGTTTCACTAAAACCACTTAGGGTGGGTAGATAATAAGGAGATTAAGAATATGAAAAAAGTAAAGAATGATTGTCTTCAATCCATTACGATTTATTTTAGCACAGAAAAAGGATGCCAAGAGCACTGGTTAAGACCAGGAGAAAGTATAGTGGTTCCTGATTCTTACATTTCAGAACAAATTTTAACACTGCATCGAAATAAGATGTTTAAAATTTCCAATACTTAGGAGTAAATTATGGCAAATTTTGTTAGCCCTGGCGTTTATGTAATTGAAAAGGACATTTCTGATTATGCACCTTCTATTAATACCTCAGTTGTAGGTATTGTTGGTTTTGCTAATAAAGGTCCTACTAACAAAGCAACCCTTATCACTAGCCAAAACAATCTTATTGATACTTTTGGAAGACCTGGGGAAGGTGTTTACGGGCAAGGATTGGAAGGCGCTGTTGAAATTTTAGAGCAAACAAATGCAGTGTACTTTGTACGAGCAGCTACCTCAGCAGCAGCAAATGCGTCTGGAACAGTCTCTTTCGGGTCATGTCCTGCCGTTATTGTTTCTGGCTGTGCCCTCACTGCCAATATTGATACTGACGCTTTTGGTGTTGGAAGCTCCATTTACTTTAAGATTCAAGCGTACAACAATAGTGGTACTGCTTACTGGGATAACGGTCCAAAAGCTTTTGCCGTTCCAGCAGGAACAATTACTGCAGGCTCCACTGGAGCATCCCAAGCAAAAGCACTAAAGAAAGTTATTGGTGGAAATTTAGATGCGGACCCTGTGGGAGTGTTCTCAGACGGTCAGGATCAGGCAGGGCTGGATATGTCGGGAGCCATTGTCGGATCCTGGGCTGGATCAGGAGCCTCCATCGGCGTATCTGCATACCAAGATAGTTCATATACTGTAGGTTTAAGTGCTTTGGTACCTGTTAGTGCTACAAGTGGAATTAATAACTATGGTGCAACACAAGATATTCCCATGCTTTGTTCCTCAGTTAGAGCATATGGTTGTACTTATCTTGCAGCTTCTAGTGATACTAGTGGTGTTTCTTACTTAGCGGACTCTTTCTACCCTGGAGCAGGCTACAATAAAGGAACCACTACAGGTGGATCGGTAAGCGGAAACCAAGTTACTATTACTAGTTTTGGTGCTGATAACTTTGCAGTAAACATCTATCAAGATGGGGTTATTGCAGAACAGTTTAAGGCAAGTATGGTCGCTTCAGGAAGCTTCATTGAAGATGTGATTAATACAGGAACTTCTGACCCTAAATCGGCAATCATTAAAGGAAATGTACAAAGAGGTGGAGAAGACGCGACTCCTACAAAATTAAATCAATTCTCCGATCAGATTACAGATCTTTACGCAGGGGGATATACAGCGAAGACACAATGGCTAGAGCCAGCAGCTAACCCCACTGGACAAGGAACTGCTACCGAAAACTACACAGATGCGGGATCAGACGCTACTGGTAGGTGGATTAAAATGGTTGACGGAACCTATAACATGGCAGGAGGGGATGACGGAACAGGAACAGCGGCAACTAATAACACCGCTCTTATTGGAGACGCTACTGTAACTCCTAAAACGGGGATGCAAGCCCTAGATGATGACGTTCTCAACATCGGTATTGCGTTAGTCCCAGGAGTGTACAACCAGAGTGTGCAGAACAATCTAATCACTTTGGCTGAGAAAACTCAAAATTTCCTCGCTCTTATCTCTCCTCCTTACGGAATTGGAACTCCTCAAGATGCAATTGATTGGACCAACGGTAGATCAGCCTCTACTGCTGGGTCACGGACTGCTGCTGTTAATAGTTCCTACGCTGCGGTATACTACCCCCATGTTAAAGTCTTTAGTGTATTTGATTCTAAAGATAGGTGGTATGATCCCACGATTTATGCTGCTAGACAGATGGCATTCACAGACACGGTCGCTGACAGTTGGTTCGCTCCCGCAGGGTTCCGCAGAGGTCGCTTAACTAAGCCTACGGAGGTTGAAGTTAAACTTAATCAAGGCGATAGAGATAGTCTCTATAGCGGAGGCAACGTTGTTAATCCCATAGTAGCATTCCCTCAACGAGGTATTACTATCTTCGGACAACGAACTGCACAACGTAGTCCTACTGCCTTGGATAGAATTAACATTCGTCGCCTTATGATCTATATAAGAAAGGTAATCCTTGCTGCTACTCAACGGTTTGTCTTTGAACCAAATGATGCATTCACTTGGTCTCAGATTGAAGGTGTTCTTAACCCCTTCCTAGATGACATCCGCAGAAGAAGAGGGATCACCGAATTCCGTGTGGTGTGTGACGATACCGTTAACACTCCCATCAGAATTGATAGAAACGAAATGTGGACAAAGGTGCTTGTTAAGCCTACTAAGACTGCTGAGATCTTAGTCTTTGAGGTTAACCTTACAAATCAATCAGCAGACTTAGGAAAATTATAAGGAGATAATATATGACATACTCATACTATAAGGAAGATTACAAAAGAACTATTACACCAGGACAGGGACTCCCTGTAGTTTCAACTGAACTTGATTCAGTAAGATCCTATCAGTTTGAAATCCACTTTCATGGACTTCCAGACACGGTAACCGACACACGAGATCTTACTCTTGCTGCTACAAAAGTTAATGGAATTGGAATCAAATCCACTTACCTCCCCATCGATAGGGTAAACGATAAGCTGTACTATCCTGGAAAGGTTCAAACAGAAGACCTTAAAGTTACATTCGATAACTTATACTTAAGAGAAACTTCCAGTGATCTTTGGAGATACTTCAAATCTATTTACGATCCTATTACGGGAGAAATGACTCAAGACTCTAGGCCAGGAGGAGCAAATCCTGGGTTTAAAGCGGAGAGAATGGAGATTGTTCAACTTGATAATACTATGACACCTCACTCAACCGTAGAGCTTATGGGCGTTTGGCCTATCCAATGGAAGGCAGCAGAATTTAACTATTCAACTAACGAGTTTCATAAACTAGAAGTAGATTTTAAATACGATTTCATTCACCAATATGACTACGCAAACCCACCTGCATAAGTAGTTGATATATTGTTTACAAGCCCAGTCTAGTTGTACTATATTAGACTGGGCTTCTTTCTCTCTGCCTATAATAATGTATGGATTATTTTAATGAACTTCTAGCAAGCTACTCTCTTCTAAAGAAGAGGACATTTAAACTTAGGTATTTAACTGAGCAGGAAGAGGAGCAGGTTAATGCGAACGCACTAGAAGCAGCTAGATCCTTAGTAATGCATCCTCAAGGTGTTTCAACAGGAGCGGCTCCTCTCGATCAAAATGCTTTTAAAAGCACAAAGAAGAAAGTAACAGCCGAGCAGGTTCCTTTCGCTTATAAAAATGAAGATGGGGAGACCGTTGTTCTGTGGACTGGGTTCGGTAGAAACACTCGTGTAATGGTTCCCAATGGCAACTTTGATGAGATGCCTGAGCCTCAGAAAAGCCAGTTAATAGGGTACTTTTCCGATGGAGCGGCTGCTAATGCAGCAGGAGAGGCCCCAGATAGCCCAGAACGTTTTGCTCAGGCTGAGTTGGCAGGGACTAAGTTTGATTTAGGTGATATAAAGCAGCGGTTGCATAAGATTTACTTGCATTATGTAAAGTTTTGCGAGACAACTCTGCGAGATAACTATCAAGATGATAACCCTAATGTTCCTATTCCTGATAGCAATGCCGAGGATATCGAAAGGAGTTGTTATAAAAGTGCATTTTCTAAAGTATACGGAAAGACTAGGGGAGGTTTAGCTGCGCTCTTAAGTGCTACCAAAATACAGCAGCAGTTTGTGGACCCTCAAAAAGAGGGAGATGATCCTTCGTTAGAAATTACTTTAACTGAGGAGGCTGCTCCTGGTTTAGTTATAGATACATTAGCAACTATAGAGCGTTTATTCGATTTCGCTAATGATCCAGCTAAGTTCAAGAATGACCCTGATATTTGTGATACATTTTCTAAATCAATAGCCTTAAGTACTGAGACAGTAAGCAATAGTGGGAAGAAGATCGGTAAGGGAGGAAATAAGAGAGTAGTATTTTATGGAGCCACAAGTGGGGAAGGAATAGTTATTCCTGCTCAATCTCCTGAGTTTAAAGAAGCTATGGCGAAGGCTGAGGCAAGGTGTGAAAATGAGCCTAAGTATTCAGCGGGATTATTTGACACTATAGATCTTAGAGAGGGAGGGACGGCAGGGCTCAACGCTAAAAAGGGTACTCTTCATGAAAGGCTTTCAGGTCTTATGGTGGCTATGCATAACCTAGTAGGGACAGGAACCAAAAAACAAAAGTCTGCTGTGCTACAGGCGTTCTTAGCAGAGTTACAAAAGGCGGGGGAGATTGCTAAGTACTTAAAGGAAGCTATCGTAGAGGATGATGTGAAGAGGGTTGCTAGTATAGATGAAGCGTTAGCTAACGACTTAGGATTAGAGGAAGACGCTTTATTCCAAGCTCACGCAAAAGGAGATCCTCTTCTTCGAAAATTCTTGATTGATTATTACAAAGGCATGAAGCCCTTCCTCGATAAAGTCAACCCTGCTGCCTACGTCCACAACGGACTAGCCAGCACGACAGGAGGCAGGGCAGATCAGTTCATGGTGTTTAGGGACGCAGCCCACGCGAAGAAGGCTTCGAAGGCTATAAATACAAAGACTTATGCAGTAGACCGAGAAGAGTTTATAAATAATTCTGAAAATCCAGAGAAAACAAAGGCATCACTTGACGCTGCTGGGGTTAAAGCAAACAAGAAGGGGGAGATTCACATCATGGAGATGGGGCAGAAGCTTTACAGTCATGCTAAGACAGCAAAGGTGGGGGAGATTGGTAGGATTACTAGGCTGATGCAGTTAATGCTAGGTAAGCTTAACAAGCAGGAGCAAGAAAAGGATAAACATCTAGATGATGCGTTTATGGATGAAGTAGATAGACGATTCCCACTCAAAGGTAAAGCTAAAGCAGCGATAAAAAAGCTGGATGAAGATTTACAAATCATTGAAACTTATATTAATGGAGATCAAAAGTGGACTGACGAACACGGTGTAGAGCATAGTATGGGCTCGCAAGCTGACGCTACTGTAAAACATATGATAGGATCGTTAGGATGGGATACTATATCTGATTCTGAAATAGGAGACCTTCTCAAAAATTGGAAGTTTCCTAAGGGAACTCACAGGGATAGGCAAAAACTTACTGTAGAACTTCATAGATTGAAGATGGCAAGTACCATGAAGGAGTTATCGACAACAAAGGATGGTAAAAAAGCCTTGTGTCGGATGGCTTTTATTTGTGGAGGTAATGCTAGGGATTTAGTTCAAAGTATTTTTATTGAAAATGGAAGAAAACATTACGCAGTACGGCAGAATGAGATCTTCGACAAGTTTGAAGAAGCTATTACTAATAATCATTTAACGATAACAGTTAAAGGCTTTAGTATGACCATTGATGACGGGAATGGTTTTGTAGGTTCCGTAAAGACTACAGGTGATGATGATTCGGAGAAAGTTATGAGAAATGTAAGAACTGAGTTTGATATTACAAAAAGTACTTTAGAGGTTGACCAAGTTGGAGGAGGTAAAAAAGGGGAAGACCCAGACGGGATCCCAGATAATCTCCACGCTCATACTCTTCATAAATTTATGAAAGGACAGATGGAACTATTAGAAACTCTTCTTAATTAAGCCAGAACGAATCGTAATCTTTTAGTAAATCTTCAAACTTATATATTCTATAGACTCGTTTAGTACATGGAGGCTCTTCTTTACTTATTTCTATGTATTGTTGTAACTTATTTGTTGGTACATGGTTAGGGATAATGGCTAGTGTAGGTTGTCTATCTTGTTTAAAGATAACCATTGGAATTTTATCACACTTACCTGAATCTTTTTCACATTGTTCTAGAAAACCCCAGAAATCACTGCTATAATTATATAAGCTATATAAGTTTTCCTTATTGTATCCTTTCTTGCATTCTATACAGTATTTAAAGTTCTCTGGTGTAATTAAGTCCCCATAAATTTTAAGGTGCTCTGGCAGAGTGTGGGTGGTAGCGAAGGCACCAGATCCAGGACTTCTCGAAAATTCTGAGGTGTTGAACCTATCATTGAGTGTCTGGCTGATCTTGCGTTCAAATGTGCTACCCTTAGTCCTACTGTTCACACGCTTTTTTTTCTTCAGCTTAGAAATATCGTAATTGTCTTCCATAATTTAACCTCTACACTATAATAGGATACCATGACCCAGACTACGACTGAAGGGATCAAATTTGATTTTAATTCTTGGAAAATAAAGGTCCGAGAGAGGAGAAACGACAGAATGAGACTACAAATTAACTTAGATAAAGATGAGGCTCTTGCCTATAAAAATTTCGCTGAAGTGTGCAAGCCTGATGAGGTTACTGACTCAGACTTTATGAAGACAATCTTCTTAACGGGAGTAGAGTCTATGAATAAACAGCTTGCAGATATGGTCCGCAAGTATGCGGAAGAGAACCGAGAAGAGCTTGCGAGTTCAGGCATCACGGTCTTAGAAGGTGAAGATGGCAGGATCCAACTAGCAGAGACAGAAAAATTAGAAGCCGAACTTTCAGGTGCGCCTGTGACTGAAGAAGGCGTTAGGCAATTAGGTCTTAAAGATAAGTAGTATGTATAACTTAGTGTTTCTCCAAAAGGAGAACGATTTAAATAAGGTTCTTAGGAAGTTTAAACGAGATCCTAAGAGGTGCAGCATCCTGTTTGTGTCCTTGTGGGACAAGTGGTGTGAAAAACTCTTGTCCAAACTAAAGGAGAAATATACTGGGTCTGAAGGAGAGACTCTTTATATTGTTGATAGTTTAAATATGCCCCATAGCTTTGTTATCTATAACACAAATAAGACTCCTCACTTAATTCAACTTCGTAGAGACCAAACGTTCTCAGAGGATTACCTTCCCCATGTTTATAAAATGCTTAAACTTAATCAAGTTTCTTAGATTGCATCTCTATAAACTTTTCAATCTTTAGTTTATATTTTTTTTCTTTAGTATACAAGAGCTTGAGATTATTAACTATGATTGTTGTAAAGTAATTAAAAGCAGTCCCCTTCTTAGGTGTGAAGTTTTTAATGATTTTTAAAATGAGTGCAAAGCAATCTTGCTTAGCATCGTCAGGATCAATTTTAAAGTTGAATGATCCGATGATATTAGTTATTAGAAGGTCGAACATTTTTACCAACTCATCCTCATTTTCTTTTGGATTTTCTTTATAAGCTAAGAGGAGCGCCTCGAACTCCTTATTGTCTATATAATATTTTTTATTTCCCATATACTTATTATAGATGTTTGATTTAGATAGTATCTATTCTGACCATAAAATTGAACCTGAAAATCCCTTATGTGATGGGTGTTCTATTTTAAGTAAGAATAAACCATGCCATTCGGTCATGGATTATAAAAGACTTGGACAGTCTGATGTACTGTTCCTGTCTGATTCTCTTAAGAATTCTTATGGAAAAACATTTCCATTTACGAAGCCAGAGTTTGCTGTACTTAAGGAATCATATAAAGAGAACTTCGCTTGTGCTGCTTCAGTGAAGTGCCCTAGTGTTAAGGAAGCAGATATGTCTCCTGATAATATGAACTTATGTCGCGTTCATTTGCAGGCAACAATTGATAAAATTAAACCTAAGCTGATTCTTCCTTGCGGCAACTTAGCTATGAAAATGCTAATTAAGAAGAGCGGCATTACAGATAAACGAGGTAAATCTTTTGAGTATACAACTGACAGTGGGCATTCTAGTATCGTTGTTCCTATTTTTCACCCTTACTTTGTGGCTAAAGAGCCTAGACACAGGTTCCTCTTCGAAACGGATATCCGAAACGCGCATGAGAAATATGTACTTGGCAAAACGTACGAAGGAAAGCTCGAATACAAAGTCCTCACAGAAATCGAAGAGGTGGAAGTACTGGGGAAGATGCTGAAGGATACTGATGAGACTTTAGCTGTTGATATTGAAACGACTGGCCTCAATTTCTTGACAGATAACATTCAGACTATTGCCTTCTCTTCTCATGAAACCAATTGGGTTATTCCCTTAGATCATAAGGACAGTCCCTTCAAGAAGGGGAGTTGTTTTTATAAGGGCGTTTGGAGTAACTTAAGAAAGATCCTAGAGAACCCGCGCAGCAAGAAAGTATTCCATAACGCTAAGTTTGATTTGAAGTTCCTAATCAATCATGGAATCTACACTAAGAATGTGTGGGATACTAAGATCATGCATCACCTTCTAGATGAGAACCTACCTAAGAGTTTGATGGATTTGGTTAAGCTTTACTTTCCGACTGAGCTTGAGAGTCTTTAAGTAAAGCTTCTAGTGCAAGAATCCTACTCTCGTTATGCTTCATAATTACATCTTGTTCATCGTCCCTTGCATCAATATCTGCTTGGGATACGGTGTTATGAATCTGTCCAAACTTCTTAAACCAGTTTCTACCATTCTTTCTGAAGAGTGGAAGGAATACGAAAAGGATTAACCACCAGTAACCTAATGTTTTAATGAGCCCACCCGTCTCATGTAAAGTAGAAGCGGTGCTGCCCTGAACGGGTCCTGCGCCTGCTACCTGCCCTACGATTGCCGCAGGGCTTTGAGAGGGGAATATCATCTCTGTAACCATAACCCCTCCCGCTGCCCCTGCTGCAACGGCTGCTGGCTCAGGTATAAAGGCTGCAACTGCACCTCCTCCAACTGCACCTCCAATAGCGTGTTTGATTGTACTACAGCTAGTTATAAATAACATTAAGCTGATAAGAAGAAGTTTTTTCATTGGTCTCCCGATCTGGCTTCCGTATGTTCTTGGTCCTGTTGGCATAAAAATTCTCCTTCTACGTCTATAATATATAGTAATGCTTACCATAAACAATCCGAATACTTTTGATTGGTCCAGCATAAGTCTTTCCGATTGTGCGGAAGGAAATGCTATGGATACTTATTTTACCCTTAAGTTATTCGACCTAATCTGTGAGAAATTAGGGGACAGCCCTATGATGAAGCTCATTGAGCAGGTAATCATGCCCTCCCTTGAAGTATTTTCAGAGATGGAATATGAAGGTCTTGACGTAGATTTAGATACCTTAACCAAAGTAGGCAGAACTTTAACCTCTAAGAACATGGACGAGGAGGACCTTTTGTACTCATGTAAGGGGGTTCAGAAAACAGACAACCTCTCTTCCAATAATCATCTTATTGAGGTGCTTTATACACGGGAGGGAGGGATGGAATTATACCCTCCTGATAAGACCGCTAGTGGGAAGCCTTCTGTGTCTGCGCCCACACTTAAATTACTTTTAGAACACATAGATGAGGAGCTAAAGAAGCGTGAGTAAGTGGCAGCATAGAGATGAAGGTAAAAAGATTAGCAAGTCTGTGGTCTCTTCCAAAACTACGGAAGAGTTACTACAGTCTAAGAAATTTTTAAAAGGGCTCCTTGATTTAAGGAAGTCTGAGAAATTAGCTAAGACATATATCCAAGGGACTAAGAAAGCAATTGAGTATAATGAGAAAGATAAAGTTTTTGTAGACTTTAGATTTGATGGTACTACTACGGGCAGGCTTTCTTGCGCAGCATACACCGCTAAGAAAGCTATGGGGGTCTCTTTCCACACTCTCCCCAGAGACACAGAGACCAACATCAGAAGCATTTTCAAAGCTCCGAAGGGACAAGCATTCATTACTATTGATTATGCCGCTATGGAGCTTCGTGTGCTGTCTCACATAGCTAGGGAGGGGAATATGCAGACCGCATTCAATCAGGGCGCAGATCTCCACACTTACACGGCTCAACTGCTGTTCAATAAGAAAAAAGTAACTAAACAAGAACGCCAGATAGCCAAAACGGTATCCTTTCTTATCGTATACGGAGGAGGACCTTTCAATCTCAGTGAGACAATGGGCATTCCTATGAAACGAGCGGAAGCTATAATAGATAATTATAAAAATGTGTATCCTGGAATCTTTGAGTATATGGAATTTGTTAATGAATATATTAAGCGTAATGGGTATGCTTATACTATATTTGGGAGGCGCAGGAATTTGCCTGATGTTTATTCCCGTGATAGATCAGTGGTTAATCGCGCTCTTCGACAAGGACTTAACTTTACAATCCAGAGTACAGCGTCTGATATTTTACTCACTTCTCTTTTGGGTATTGCTAAAGCTTTTACTTTGCGCGGCCTTACGGCTCGCCCAGTAGCAACTGTTCATGATAGTGTAGAAATAATTTGTGAGCAAGAAGAAATTTCTGAGGTACTAAAGATAGTCTATAATGAGATGGTAAACTACCCCTCAATTAGATCAATTTTTAATATCCATTTTGATGTACCATTAAAAATTGATGCTGAAGTAGGAAGATCTTTTGGGGACGGAGTTTCCGTAGAGTTTAATGCTGCAGGAGAGGCGTTAAATAGGGACGAAA